ATTTCTTCCTTCATCTTCAAACACGCCCTTTGTAGTCAGGTATTCAGTAATGTATTTGTTCAGTGCCACAGGGTCTTTGTGAATGTCGATCGGACGTTCACGGACAAGGCCAAAAATAGTCTGGCGGCTGTAGCGAAGCGCATCAGGTTGTTTGCGCATTGATGCGGAGATGCGCTTCCAGTCTTCGCGATCTCTGGCGATAACTTCATTTTTAGCCCAGCGAAGGATGCTGCCGTCAATGTTTCCGGCATCCGCATCACCAGGCCAGAGATAGTAGGCCAGCTCCCTGTCCAGGGTTTTCCATGTCTGCTTGTATTCGCGATGAATGGCGGCAGTTACAGGAGGGATTTTTTCTGCTGGGTTTTCAGTGTGCTGTCGGTTGGCTTTGGCGCGGGCAAGATCAACAACAGACGTGTATTTTCCAGTCTCTTTGCGCTCTGCGTCCTGCCGTTTTTTCCAGTTACGTAATTCAGCCTGAATTTCGGGCCATTTGGTACCCGGCTTACATTTGTGTTTAACCCATCCGATAGCGAACAGTTTGCGTTCCGGATACATAGCTTTAATTTCAGGCGTTTTCATCAGTGCTTCAACGATATGCCCGTCAAAGGTAGCCACGTCTTCTTGCAGTAATTCCTGCGCGTCAATCGCCATATCAACGGTGATGTTTTCACATGTACCGAACTTAACCAGGACCGCGTTCTGTACTTCAAGGGACAGCTTGTCAAAATTGACGTTAATAGGATCGGATTCTGGTTCGACCGGAATAAAGGAAGCGGATTCCTCATCCCAGCGGTTTTCCTGCATATATTCGGTATCCCAGGAGTCGATAGCAGGGCGGGGCATGCCGGGTTTATCTTCGCAGACAAGAAATTTATAAGCGCAGTCCTGAGCAGCAGGATATTGCTCCAGGAATTGCCAGGTAAATTTGGCACGGGCGCGGCGTTCATCACCGGCTTCAATGGCAGTGGCTACAGCAACTGCGCCCTCTTCTTTTATTGCCTGTTCGTCCGGAATGGCGGCGCAAATAAAGACTTTACTCATTTTGTTTTAACCTCATTACAGATTTAAGGGTGAACAAATCCCTGCCATTGCTGGCATATAAAAATGAAACCGGATATTAATTACGGTGCTGTTTTAAAGTCCTGCCGGTATTTCGTTATTATTAGTGTGAGTAGTTTTATCTACCGGATAACAGTTACCGGGAATTTTTTGTTCTGCTGCTGCAGCCATGCATTCTTTCATTGAACCGTATAAGCCAGTCACCAGATCAAGAGATTCGCCGGAAACAAGATAAACTGTCAGAACGAGTGCAAATGTTGTATTCATTGTTTATATCCTTTTTGCAGCAGGTCCAGACGAGCCAGCATTGAAGGAATGCATACTTCATTTAACAGGTCCTGCTCGAGTTTTCTCTGCTTAATGGCGTCTTCAATAAATGTTTTGTCTCCAGTGATAACGCCAATTTCGAAACGAAGTTCAGACGTGCTGGCATTACATGATAACTTTTCCATTATCGCGTCCTCAACAATGAATTTTGTGATGCGGTGCCTGGTGCCTCCAGGTGACGTTAACCAGTTAACAATTAACGCCGGATACAGAGAATCCACCCATAACACTGTTTTTGGTTTTAACTGTTCCGCGTGCGCTGAGCCGCATTCACCGCATCACAAAATTCACTTTTAAAAAAGGGCGGCAGAGCAGTCACGGAGTAAAACTGATACCGCCAAATGTCACCAGAATATTGATAACAGAGGGCGTTGTAGCGGGGGTGTCACTTAAGCGTATGGTCAACCTGACAACCCGGTGTCCTCAACTGGGGAAGGAATAACCCCGCCATACTTACCGCCGCGCCATTTCGCGGATTGCCACAACCGGAAGCGCACGTTCGAAGAAATCTAACGACAAGCCTTCTAAGGGAAAGAGCTTCGCCGTACGCTTTCGCGTTATGCCCTGACTTTTCAGGGAAATATCCTTTCAGTAAACTGTCAGTACCGGATTCTTATCCGTGTCCGGCGCACGACCACACGTGACAGCGTGTTGGTCTCCATTTTTAACCCAGAACCTCAATGGAGGATAAAATGCCAAACAAAAAAAGAAATCCGCTTATTGAAAAACAGATTGAATGCCTGGTAAATCAACTCAGGCAATCAGGGTTATTAAAAACTCATTCAGAGTTGAGGCTCACAGAATCAGCATTCGACGATAAATTAAATAATGTCCTTTATAATGGCATTATTGATTTTAATCGTTCTGTTGGTCGCCGCGGCCCTGCTGGTGTTTCCTTATAATTACCAGTCAATCCAGAGTGGACCGTGTTCAGCGTAAATATAACTGTACACATCCAGATTATATTTGTGGTCTGTTAAGAACAGGCCGCAAATACATGCCGAAGCTTCCAGTGCAGCGGCTCTGTTACTGAATAACCATGTAGCAACATTCCAGCGTTTTTCTGCATCCCAGTCTTTCTCAAGGCCTGATACCATGAAGAAACCGTTAGTGTTGCCATCAAATAATTCTGTTTCCAAATTTTTAAGCAATGCCTGATGGACTCTTGCCAGGTATTCCGCCGGAATTTCGCCACGAATTCTAATGAGATTGTCATAAACAAACATGTTCCCCGCATATGGCGATTTTTCTTTCTTGTTTTTTAAACCAGCATCATGAGCAAACTGATCAATTTCTTCTTCCGTTGGTTTCGTATTGATGTTTTGCGCTGTCGTTTCTGCAATTTTATTTGCCATACTCTCTGAGTCGTGTTTATTTATAGACGCACAGAAATACAATCCGGTAAACGCATCGCGCACATTACGAGCCATATTATCAGTGTCTTTTTTCGTTACCGATTCCAATTCAAGTTCGTTCAGACGATGACGAAGTGTGTGTGCTGCAATCTCCTGGATTGAAGGAGGTAAATCTTTAAATTCCATCGTCAACCTCATCAGTCAGTGTTTCTGGCTAACCAGCGACGCGCGCCAGCTTCAGTTTTAAACGTTTTGCTTTTGGTATACGTCATCGCGGTGAACGTACCGTCCTGGTTGGGAAACACGCCGCATACCAGAGATTCGTTGTTGCCAAGATCGATAGTATCCATGTTGACCTCATTTCCCCTTAACGCCGGGTAGCGGAACAAAAACCTGCTGCATAGTTATTAAAGTTGAACCCTGCCGTCATGTTCATACGCCTCGGGCTGGCTACTTACCCCCTGACCACTGCCTGGTAACTCGAAGTATTGCCCTGCGTTCTGTGGGACGGGGTGGGTTGGTATGAAAGGAAGGATACCCATGGGTATTTAAAAAGTAAATACCCATGGGTAATTTTTTTGATGTGTCTTAACTGGTGACTGGTTGTTTGGTGAGTTATGATGCGTTTTGTGCTTTCTTTTTACGGATTTCTTCGTAGATCATATTGTAATACTGTTTTTTCTCTTCAAGAGTTTTTAATAAGTTATCCGCTTCACTTTCTGGCAGTTCGTCTAAGAGATCTAAAAAAATACGTTGTCGTGGCGTTAGAACCCTTGTTTCATAATTGGAGGCTGTGTTCGTTGATGATGAAACGATACCATCCATCCATCCCCGGGGTAACCCAAAGGACTCTTCTATAATCTCCACCATATCATCAGCGATCCGTTTTTTTCCTTTTTTCCCCTCTGGGTACAACATTCTTGATACATAAGAAGGCTCGCGACCGATCTTTCTGGCCACGTTAACCGCTTTACCATCGCATTTCTCATCACGAATTTTGATGAGTTGTTGTCGTCTAAATTCATATTTGTCCATAGGTAAATAATAGATGCGATTACCGCAAGGTAAACAACCCAAGGGTATTGACTTTTGTTTACCTGTAGGTATTCTTGCTGTGTTTACTAAGGAGTAGCTATGGAAGAATTAAGAATATTTCTCAATTCTCTTTCGTCAGATGAACAGCGTATGTTTGCATGTGAGTGTGGTACTAGCATCGGTTATCTAAGAAAGGCATTGAGTAAAGGTCAAATGTTAGGGGCATCGTTATGTGTCCTTATTGAGCGAGCCAGTAATGGTGAAGTTACACGTCAGCAACTAAGGCCTTTTGATTGGATGAATATTTGGCCCGAGCTGGAAGATACCAAAACGTTAACACAACCACTTACTAGGAGCTTGATTCATGAAAATCAAGCATGAACACATCCGCATGGCGATGAATGCCTGGGCGCGTCCTGATGGCGAAAAAGTTCCAGCAGCTGGAATAACCCAGGCTTATTTTGAGTTGGGTATGACGTTTCCTGAACTGTATGACGACAGCCATCCGGAAGCCCTGGCTCGCAATACCCAGAAAATTTTCCGCTGGGTGGAGAAAGACACTCCTGATGCGGTTAAAAAAATTCAGGCGTTGTTACCAGCGATCGAAAAAGCGATGCCGCCTCCGCTGGTGGCCCGAATGCGCAGCCACAGTTCCGCTTATTTTCGGGAGTTGGTAGAGACGAAGGAACGGCTGGTGAAAGATATTGATGATTTCGTTGCATCAGCGATCGTTCTGTTCGATCAGATGAATCGTGGTGGCCCGGCAGGAAACACTCTGGCTGTGCATTAATTGGGTAATAAATATGAGTAATGACAAAAAATTGACACTGAGCGTTTACGAAAACAGTCCGCACATCTGGCGTGGCGGTTTATCTGATGTGGAGCTGGCAGAGTGGTTGATACATAAAGCTAATGCGCTGCTCTGGCGTTTGTCAGCCAGAGAACAGCGCAAGGAAACCAGAATAAAGCTGGCTGATGCAGAAGCGTGTGCCGGGCTTATTGAGGATTATACAAATCTTGGTATTTCTTCAGCAGAGAGTGATCCCATTCAGCCTCTGAGCAGGGAGTCAATCCAGCACGCTGGTTGTATGGCACATCTTGTAACTGCTCGTCAACATGAGGTGGGTATTGGATCACTTCCGGTGGGATATTCGCTGATTCCAGAGCTGGTTGAAGCAAGAAAATCAGTTCAGAAAAAGAGAGATGACGCACTTCAATTATTGAGAGAGCACTATGGCGCGATACCAGAATGCGAACAGCATCGATACCCTGAAGGTTATGAATGGATGCAGTCTCTTTTTGAAGTTCGCTAATCAATATGTCGAGACGAAGGTATGTTTCGGCGCGCAGCCAGGCTCTGTAATCCGGGAGCATTTCGGGGCTGTTACACCAGCGGTTTGTTGCTGCAACATTTAATACATGAGCCTGATAAAGGCTTTTCAAAAAATACATGTCGAACCTCCTCTGGTTCTGTCGATTGGGAACCACAGATTATATCCGGAGGAAGGTTCGGCACCAGATGAGGTAGCCATGCGTGATTACGCAAAAGTTTCTCCGCGATTCTGGCTGGGAGAAACGGGGAGAGAACTTAGAAAGGCGGGTGCAGAAGCGCAAGTTGTTGCTTTTTACCTGATGACATCCCCTCACGCAAATATGCTGGGTTTGTATTACCTGCCAGTTTTATACCTTGCTCATGAAACCGGGCTTGGTCTGGAAGGGGCTTCAAAGGGGCTTAAAAGGGCTGTTGAAGCTGGTTTTTGTAGCTATGACCATGATGCAGAGATGGTCTGGGTCCATGAAATGGCAGCCTGGCAGGTTGGGGAAACGTTGAAGCCTGGCGATAACCGTTGTGCAGGTGTCAGGAATGAGTATGCATCATTACCTGAAAACGCTTTTCTGTCAGTGTTTTACGACAGATATAAAACGGATTTCCATCTGGATGTGAGGCGGAATAATAGCCGAAATTCGGTAAGGGGCTTCGAAGGGGCTTTTAAGGGGCTTCGAAGCCAAGAACAGGAACAGGAGCAGGAGAAAGAACAGGAACAGGACAAAAACACTATGGTTCATGGCAAAAAAAACACCACGAACCAGGCAGGGGATGTTCAGACCGTCAATCCTGGTCAGCCAGCAGGCACGACACCGGAAGCCGATTCAGCGTATGCGCTGAAAGCCGATTCGGGCGCTGTGCAGCAGGTGATGACCGCAGGGTCGGAGCAATCACACCAACTGCAGCAGCCTGAAGCCGATTCCGCCATTCAGCGGGAAGCCGATCGGGTAGTCCCGGAAAGCACCGGGCAGTCTGTGGGACGAGTGGATTATCCGGATGTGTTCGAACAGGTCTGGCGGGAATACCCGTTGCGTGCTGGGGCAAACCCGAAGAAATCCGCTTTCAGTGCCTGGAAGGCCAGATTGCGCGAGGGGGTGCCACCAGAGACCATGCTGGATGGTGTGAGGCGTTACGCGAGATACCTGGCGGCGACCGGGAAAGCGGGAACGGAATTTGTTCAGCGAGCGACGACGTTTTTTGGGCCGGACCGGAATTTTGAAAACCCCTGGTTGCTCCCGGTAAGCGGCACGAACAACCAGCGTTGTGTGAATCATATTTCTGAACCGGATACCGAAATTCCGCCGGGATTCAGGGGGTGATGTGGCATGAAAAACATTGCGGCAGCCGGGGTTCTTGAACGTATTCGCAGACTTGCACCACAGGCGTCGGTTCCACCGTACCGGACGGTGGAGGAGTGGCGGGAATGGCAACTTGCTGAAGGACGAAAACGCAGCGAGGAGATTAACCGCCTGAATCATCAGGTGCGGGTTGAAAAAATCCTGAACCGTGCGGG